TAATCCGTCAGAGTCATGAGAAAAACCCATTTTCTCCATGAAGAGTTCTGCGTTCTCTTCCATATTTTCTACATTTACTTCAGCCATTTTATTCTCCTTGTGACTTCATTTTATTAACTTCATCCATAATGGTATTTTTTATTCCACCTAATGCACCTCGTGTGTCTTGCATTCTCTCACCCATGTATTCCTGTATTTGCTCAGGTGTGGAACCTTCCATTAACCTGACGTCATCTACAGACCTACCCAAGCCTAAAGTTTGCAATATGCGCTCCAGTAGATTGTAATTTTTCTCACTGTCTGTATCTGGACCCATGTCTCCTTGACCAGTGCCAATGGAATCTATCAAGATGCCAAGCTCATCGTCGCTCATTTGACCAATGTAATCTTCAAAGCTAACATCATTCTCTATTGGCATTGCCCTCTGCGTGCTTTCAGCTAATGCTCTGTTGATTGCCTCTATTTGATCTGCCATGATTATGATCCTTTTTTACCACCAAGTGGTATGTTAAATTGAACTCCTACTTGGTCAGGGTTTATGTAAAATTGACCGTTGTTACCCAATGTGTAGGTTAGACTTCTATCCCCAATATTAATTCCTAGCTTACCCAAGTCAACACCGCCATCCCACTTTGTAAAACTGCCCCCATCTTCGGTCACTATTGTGTTGTTTGGTGTCTTAAATTCATTAAGTATTTTATCTCTACCGCCACTAACTCTAGCCCAGAGTTTATTTGTTCCGCTGTCATCAAGATAAAAATCACCACCAATAACTGCGCCAATAGCTTGTTTATTTTCATCTAAAATAAGACCGTCACCGACTTGTCTTTGATTGGAGCTTGATTCAAAACTTGCACTGGGATTAATTCTTAAATTATCTCCTATGGGTATTGAGGTATTTAACCTAACACCAAAATTTTCTTGAGATCCTTTTTTATTATATCCAATGCCACCCTGAATACCTCCAAAATCTGGCAAGATATCTGAAGGCAATCTGACATTAAATTCAGCTTTTCCATATGGAATTTCAGGCTCTTCTTGATTAATAACAGGATTTAAATTTTGTGTTCTTTCCTGTTGTTTTTCTCTTAGCAATTGATCTATTTTTTCTAGCTGATCTGCCATTATAATAAACCTTCTGGAATGCCTTGTGGATTGTAAACTGATGAAGTTGGGTCGAGTATTGGATTGAACTGACCATCTTGCCAATTTCTTAGCTCATCGGGGGTTAAATTACTGTATAGATATTCATTAACTGCATCTTGAGCGGCCTGTCGCACCATAGGATTGTTGGCTAATGTCAACTGATTTAATTCATATAAACTTTTATTTCCACTCGATACTAAATCATAAAAACCTTGCGCCCTGTCAGACAATGTAGACGCTGTGGCTTCAGCAATAGCAGGGTCAATACTGTAATCAGTTGGTCCTTCTACTATTGTTGTCATGTCTGTAAAGTCACTACCATCAGATGCCTGATTGGTTATGGTTGTAGAACTTGCAGGAACAGGTATATTATCTAATGCATCATCTGAATCATCTATACCATCTGTATCAACCACTGTATTTATAGACTGTACCCCATCTTGACCAAAATTACCAGGAGTTCCAATTTCATCTGGAGACATAAAACCGTTGCCAAAATTGTAACTTTCATTTGTAGTAACTGTATCATCTATACCATCTGTATCAACCACTGTATCATCTACTGTATCATCTACTGTATCATCTTCCTCCCCAGGGGCTTTCATTTTTGTGCGTTTTGCGTAGGGTATATATTTTAAATATTCCTCTGGAACTAAGTCACCAGTATCTCTAAATCTGAGTGAGCCATCAGCCTCCTGATAGACATCCACATCAAAATCTGGGCCTGTGCCAGCGGCACTCCATATTGAATTACGCAGCCAACTAGATGGTGCGGTAGACCTAAAGAGATTAAAATATTCTGCTGGGTCTATTTCTGGTTCTGGTTCTGGTTCACTTCCATTTCCTGGTGGTTCACCTCCATTTGCTGGCGGTTCACCTTCTTCATCACCGACTATTTCTATAGGATCTGGCTCACCATCCTCAACAGTATATGTTCCATCGGGATTTTCTGTGTAAATATTTGTGTCAGTAATATCAATCGCGTAAGGATTGTCATAAGGATCTATTGCAATACCAACATCTCCTTCACCAGCGGAAGTTCCAACACCATCATCACTACCCATACCAAAATCAAAATCATTTTCAGGCGCGCCAGCAGATACACCGCCACCAAGATCGACACCACTTCCTCCAAATTCACCCAAGAAATCACCGCCTGAATCAAAATCAACGCCACCTGACCCTATGTCACCTGTACCAACATCACCTACACCATCAACACTACCCATACCAAAATCAAAACCAGTTTGAGTTACACCAGCAGAGTCAACAGTGCCAGAGTCAACATACCCAGAACCACCGTCAGATACACCTAAAAAACCACCATCTAAACCTATGTCACTCACACCATCATTAGCGTCAATAGCAGCACCCATGCCAGAGTCTATAGAAACTGGTGAAGATATAGTAGGTGTAGCAATCTCAGATGGGTCGTTAACAGGTGCAAAACTTGCATTATAAGCGTCAATTGTTGCTAAATCTCTATTTCTGGCATCTTGATTGTAATCTATACCTAGCGGCTGGTTTGCTCTACTTATTGCTTCAGTATATTCATTTACTGAAACACCTTGATTTCCTCCTCCACCACCACTACCAGGAGCTTCATAACCAAAATTTGCGTCTGGTTGTTGCTGACCACCGTAACCAAAATAATAAGCAGGTATTCCCATAGGTCCGACAGGCTCACCAGCACCACCCAATTGACGTAGTAACATTTCCTCTTGGGGATTAATGTATGCCAACATATGTGGCTGGTTTGCAATCATTGTGCGTCTGGGCAATGCTCCGAATTTATTGTTGCCATTGTAGTTCATTGCATTCCAACCCCTCGCCATCGAGCTGCGTCTGGATCACTTGCGCTGACAGGGCTTCCATCTGGTCTATATCCAATAATTTCTGGAGGCATTAAGTAATCTGGAACCATATCGCTGTAATCTGAACCAGATAAAATCTGTTGGTCTGTCAAATTATCTTGTCCAAACACTAAATCTTTGTTGATTTGATTATTGTTATTAACCATTTTTGATTGAGTATTTTCTTGAGTTGTGCCAGGGAAAAAATATTGACCTAACTTTGCGAGACCAGCTCCAGGCATAACGTAACTTCCAATTTGCTCAACAAGCGTTGGGTTGGGGTCAGTCTTTACCTGTCCACCAGTCTTAGCCGCGTAAACACTTGGTATGCCTCGATAGGCTTCAGGTAAACTTGGGTCGTAAATAGCCTCATTACTCATGCCATATACAGTTCCATACGGATCTGTTGACGTAAATATACCGCCATCCTTGTCTAAATCAAGAAACCCAAACACGCCTTGGTTTCCAGTCCTTGGTACAACTCCACTTCCTTTTAATTGACCTCTCATCTTTCTACTTCGGTCAGCGTATGCTTTAGTCCTGTCTATATTTTGCTGAAAGCGTTGTGGTGTCATCATTCCAGATAAAGCACCAGACAGACTGGGGTCACTTACGCCACTAAACATTCTGCCTGTTGTTGGGTCAATACTGGCAACGGTAGCCCTTCCAGACAATCCCTCTGCCTTATCCCTTGCAGAAAGCATATCTGAAGTATCTCTGTAGAGAGCGTTGCCTGATTTACTTATTGTGTAATCTTTATTTAAAGCATCAATAAAACCTAAATTATTAACATAACCACTTTTAAGTTGATTAAAATTTTGGCTAGGTGGAACTGTCCTTTGAGTTTTTTGGGTATTCTGATTTGTTCCAGAAAATACTTTATCAACAAAACCTTTTACTGTGCTAAAAAGACCACCGCCATCTCCTGGAGCTTCTCCTAAACTTTCTGCAAAGCCACCAGGGTCTCCTTCTGTGTCGCCACCTTGATAACCTCCACCCATTGCCTGGGCTTGTCCTGGACTCATACCTAAGTCACTATATGCCATATTACGCTCCTTGCATGTTTGGCTTAGGCATCGCTGCGGTGACGCTACTTAACGCACCCATGTCACCCTTACCCATTCTCTGTCTAATGTCTTGCACCTTCTGCATGAGGTACTGGTTCATGTCCAATCCACCTTGCATAGGGGAGCTTGCTGGTGGTTGAGCTTGTTGAGGCATTGGCTGACCTTGTTGCATCATCATCGCTTGCTCTCTTGTCATACCAAATGCAGAAGGATTAATTGGCCTAATGGATTCTAAAATATCATTCGGTGACATTCTTAATAGCCTCCATTTGCATCTCCGCTTGGTTCTTCTCACGTTCTAATTGTATCTTAGAGGCGTTCTTCTCACGTTCAAGTTGTAAATCGGCCTCCAGCTTCTGTATCTTAGCCTGTAAGTCTTGCTGTGCCTTCATCTGCTCGATTTGCATATCCTGTTGTGCCTCAGCTTGCTTGATCTGAATTGAAGACTGAGCCTTCGCCTGATCTGCCTCGATTTGTGACTGTGTCCTTGCCTTCAGTGCCTCAGTCTCAAGTTGTGCGAGTTGCTGTGCGTACTGTAGCGGATTGCCTTGCTGACCCTGTTGCTGTTGCATTGCCTGTTGAATTGCAGGAATTGGTTGCATCTGCGGTGCTTCCTGTACAACTTGAGCCGCTCTCTGGCTAATCAATCGATCCATCTCAGGATTAATATCCTCAAATTTAAACTCTGGGTTTCTAAAGTCTGGCAATACTGGCAACTGAACGCCCACACTTTCCTCCATGCGGATTCTGTAAAGTAACGCAATATGCTCTGCAATATGTGCAAGTAGTATTGGCCCCATTGTCTGTTGAGCCGCTGGGTTGCCAGCCAACGTCGGATCTTGCATGAATTGCATGTGAACTGCAATGTGCGAGTCGTGGTCTTGCTCGACAAAGGCTCGAATTGGCTTGCCGTACATGACGCTCATATTCTCGTCAATCGGGTCAAGCATGACAGCCTCTTCAGGTTTCTTTAAGACCTCGTCAATGTTGGGTATCCGTATTGCCTCGTACATTCTCTTGAATGCGGAGTACATGTCGTGGAGCTGTGGAGCCGCCTTCGCCATTTCCAAAATAGCCTGAGCCTGTGCAATACGCTGTGCCGTGGAAAAGATGTTGGGGTCGCTTACAGGAATAACATCGATACGCTCGTTGAAGTCCGCTGCAAAAACTTCTTCGCTACTGCCCGATAACGCAAATGTAAACG